TGGAAACCAAGGTTGTGGACTTTTGAGGAAGCTTGTGCTGGTATACCTGGAGTTCAATTTTGTGAAAGCATACCGCGTTCCACTTCACCCGGTTATCCTATGTGTTTGTACACTAAGAAACCAGGTAAAATGGACTTCTTTGGCGATGGTATGGAGTACACGTTTGATTCTGATAAATGTCACGAGTTGAAACTCAGGGTTGAAGAGATTATCTCGAAAGCTCGACAGGGCAAGCGTGATAAACATATATTCATGACATTTCTCAAAGATGAACGGCGTAAGTTGGAAAAAGTTGCTGAGGGTGCTACCCGAATGATAGCTGCCACTGACTTGGCGTTCCTTGTGACGTGTAGAATGTATTATGGAGATTTTGTTCGTTGGTTCCTAGCAATCGTATTAAAAATGGTTCTGCTGTTGGAGTTAATCCCTACCAAGAAGAGTGGGCTATTTTATATCGCATGCTTAGGTCTATAGGTGATAAGTGCTTAGATGGTGATTACCGTGAATTTGATAAAGATAAACGGGAGCACGTTCAAAGTAAAGCACTTGATGTTATGGAATCGTATTACACGGGCTGTCCTGAGGAGGACACTGATATTCGTAGTGTCTTTGCTCAGGAAGTTTTGAACCCGCATTACCTTTTGGAGGGTATATTGTGGGGTGTGCCTGGTTCAACGCCTTCAGGATCTTTCTTCACGACTCCCGGGAATACTATTGAGAATAATTTGTTATTGCGTTATTGTCTTGTAGCTGCCATGTTACCGATGGATGTTAGAATTGCAACGGCCGAAGATTATATAAAATTTGTTCCCTACTTAAGTAGGGATTTCAAATGTATTGCTCTTGGTGATGATAATATTTTCAGCGTTGCCGGCGTCTTTGCCGACGTTAAATTAGCTAAATTTCAGGAACAAATGCTCCTTTTGGGGCATGTGTATACTGCTAGTGACAAATCAACTAGCTTAAATTTTAAGTCGCTCGATGAGTGTACCTTTCTTAAGCGTGGTTTTTATGTTACTAAAAAGACGGTATTGGCACCCCTGTCAATGGCCACTATTCGTGAGATGCCCTATTGGACTACGAAAGGTGCTCCACCCGATAATGAATATGAGGTTCTTTGCGTGGCCTTGTACGAGTTGGGTTTGCACTCTGAGAGCGTATTTAATCATTTTGCCCCCAAACTTATAAATACGTGTTATGCGGTACTTGGCAAGTATCCGCCACACACGAGTTATAATGATTGTCGGGCTAAAATACGTTCTATGGACGCATTCTTTTGAGGTACAGCGAAACCAAGCGACATTGTCGTTAAAAGTTTGGCGTAGATCAAGTATCGACTACAGGGGAGCTATTTAGTTCAGGGTCACCTTGTGGCAGTCCCGCTCAAGACCCAGTGACGGCTAGGATTAGTGCTATGACTTTAAGTCTAGTCCGAATTAATTAAGTCGCTGACTCACAACAACTAGAAATGCTTGGTGATCATGGAGGTAACCAAACAAATGAAGTCGACAAAACAGCTACAACCATGTTTGTCGATGACTCCATATCTGTCCTTACAACACTGCCCATGGCTTTAAGCGGTGTTTCAACTCTTTCGGTTCCACCAGTCTCTGATCCTCGTTTGGCTCAGTTTCTGGCAAAACCCTACATTGTTGACCAGGTTAATTGGACTGCTGCTACCGCAGCAAATACCCAATTAACCACCTATAATACAATCTCAGCCCTTGGTGTTGATGTTTTTGCATCTAAGATCAAGGGTTATAGGTTGTTTAGAGCCACCTTATGCATTAAGGTTACAATTAATGCCCAGCCATTTCAAGCTGGTAGGCTCCTTTGCCATTTTCTACCCTATGCTGAAAATCAGGCCCGTGGTTATCCTGGTGGTCACTCTGTTGACTTAACTACGAAAACACAGCAACCTAATTTTGAGTTAGATTGTAGAGATGCTTCAGGAGCTATTGAAATACCATGGACTGGCCCAGCGCCTTGGATAGATGTTGTCAATACGTCTGTCTCTTGGGGTAGATTTTATATCACAGTTCTTTCACCCTTGTTGACCGGTACTTCCGGTTCAACGGGTGTAGAAGTTACGACATTAATTTATTTCAAGGATGCTGAATTTGCTGGTCCTTTGATGCCTCAAAGCGGAGACAAACCACGTATTCGTAGAGTCACTAAGGTTAGCGCTGAAGCTGAAGCCGCTACTAATGGTAAGCCCATTTCTACCATGATGAATGCTGCTAGCAGAGTTGCTACTATTGCTAAGGGTGTTCCTTTGCTTAGTTCCATAGCAACTCCTGCTGAGTGGATATTGCGTGCTGGTGCTGATATAGCTTCCGCCTTTGGTTATTCAAAACCTAATTTGGCAAATACTTGTCAATTTATGAATACCCGTCCTCTACATAATATGGCCAATTGTGATGGCCCTAGTTATGGGGAGCCTTTGGCGCTCACTTCAAATCCATGTATCTCTCCCTTACCAGGTTTTGGTGGTTCAAGTATAGATGAGATGTCTTTTGCTTACTTGAAAAGTGTCCCAGCTTATGTGCATCATTTCACTTTTAATACTACAGATTCTGCTGGCGACACAATTTATAACAAATTTGTTGGGCCAACGGAATTGATGAATACTGGGACCAATGGTCTCACAACCCCGAACCTTGCCACTTATGCTACTATGCCTCCTTTCTCTTATGTCTCTAGGGCATTTCATTATTGGAAGGGTTCTATTCATCTCCTTATTAAATTTGTTAAAACTGATTTTCACTCTGGTAGAGTTATGGTTGTTTGGTCTCCAACCGACAACAATAGCGCTACTGACGTTACCACGGCTGGCTCAGCTTATTCTATGAGAACCATTGTGGACATTCGTGAAGTTACTGAGATTGACATAGAGTTGCCTTACATGCTTCCCCGATGTTGGCAAACCATGTCTTTGGGTATGGGTAAGGTTCAAGTTATTGTTCTTAATACCTTGCAATATCCCGCCACTGTTGGTTCCACTATTGATGCTTTGTGCTACTACTATGCTGGTTCTGATTTTGATCTAGCGTATCCTGCAAATAATCAAACCTTAATTCCTTATTCCCCGC